TCCTCATCAGTTATATAGTCTATACATCTAGCATGAACAAACTCTGACTTTAGGGATATATTGCTTATACCCTCATCGCCTATAATAAAATAATGTTGTCCTATTCTATTGGTTGTAAGAAAAGATAGCATATCCTCATCTGAGGAAATAGTAGCTATTTCCTTTACATCTTTATGCACTGTTACATTACCTAAAGTGTATTTTCTACCTTGATAAAGGGCTAATATATCCTCAGGCTCCCCATACATTACAATCTGTACAGCTCTTTTATACTTGTACCCAGGTATTCTATGCGGTACTACAATTGCCCCGTACCTGCCCTGCCCCATCTTACTTATGATGGCATCCTTAACACTCTTTTGGTTTATATTAGATACCACCCTGGTTCCATAGTTTATATAATATTTAAGCCTGGAGATAGTAAAATTTTTAGCACCTCTATACACCTTAAATGGGTAAGAGATGTCACAGTGCTCTCTATTTACATTTTGTAACTGAAAGTGGTCTCCTACAATCTCAGGCATTATTACAAGAGATACTATCTTTTCCTCTGTATAAACATCAGGTAGGTACTCATAGAGTAGCCTATAGTTACTTATAGAGGCTAAAATATTCTTTGAAAAGGTAAGGAAGATAATAACTTGCCAATTATATGGTAACGTACTATAGTAGTACTTAAATTTATTAGCTTCCTTCTTGTATGTATAAAAAATTAGTGTACCTAATATAGCTTCCCAAGAGTCGGTATTAGTGGTTACTACCGCCCTAAGTGGGGCTGGTGGTGCAAACCCCTCAATACGCAAAAGCAAGCTAAAAAGTAATGTTGCCTCATTAGGGTACATAGCGATAAACTTCCTAGCTTTAGCTCTGGATACCCCTAAGTTTGAGGAGGCTATAATGCTTTTCATTGCACTTGTAATACCCACTACGTCTGAGAACATGCTTTAACCTTTTTAAGTACTTTATTTATTACACGGTAGTACCTGTCCTTAGATATTTTTAATTTTTTAATAGTTTCTTTGTAGTCCACCCCACTAAGGTAAGCCACGATAATATCGATATGCTCTTTTGGGGAGTCTCTAATAGCACCTAATGCTATCTCTATTCTTTCTTCATTTTCTAGGATGTCAATAGCGTCTACATCAGAGTATTCTATAACGTCTTCAGTATCCTCATCATCAAATAAAGCCATTTTGTGTAAATAAAACTCTTTTCCATATACTGAGTTTAATAAGTCTGATACATCATTAAAAATAACCCCGTATGCTAAAGTAGTAAACTTTGTGTTATAGGAGGTATCAAAAATATTTCTAGCTTTTAATAGTGCCTCATTACCAATAGAAACTGCATCATCAAACAGGCAATGGTCCCTAGTAATCCCAAACACCTTAACAACCACCCGTTTGACCAATAATAGGTCAGCGTTTGTAATCACGTACATTAAACAATCCTCTCAATCTTTGTTAAATCTCTGACCTTCTTTAGTACCACAGTAGTGTCAAAATAATCCTGTTCAATCTCATTGTGGTGTAGTACTACAAAAGTATTCTTGTTACTTCTGTACTTATTCAAAATATCTTTAAGCACCTTAACCCCCTCTGTATCTAGTACAGATAGTAGCTCGTCAAATATAATAAGGTTAATACTTACATTTGTAAGTGCTTCTAGGGTTTCTACAATAGCCAAAAGGACTATAAGTGATACTCTTGTCCTCTCCCCACTAGATAAATTCCCAAAGGCTATCTCAGCACCACTAGGGTTATTTATAGTATAAATAATCTTACCGTTTACCTCTTTTACCTCAACTATTAACTTAATATCTAAGTACTCTAGTAGTCCTATAATTTTATTATTAAACGTATAGATAAAAGAAGCTACGTACTGTTTAGTTATACTACCTGAAGTAATTACTTGTAGTGCAGAGGTGATAAATACGTCCTTGTCTACATAGGTTACTATTCCATCTTCTATAGTTTTCTTTTTAAGCGCTAATAGCTCTAAGTCTTTCTTTATCTTAGAGAAGTTTTTATTTTTCTCTTCTAATAAAGAGACTTTATTAACTATAAGTTCTATTTCTCTTTCTAAAGCTTGGACTTTAGTTGTAAAAGAATACTCTATAGTGTGTAGGGTATTTTTAAGATTTTCAATATTCTCTGACATTACCTCTAGTTCTTTTTTTATTACACTACTTTGGTTATGTATACCCTCAAGCGTATCTGAGGTTTCTTTTAGTATTGTACTAACCTCTGAGCCACATAGTGGACATTTACCTTTCTCTAGTTGTATCATTTGCTCTTTAAGAACACTGTAGCGTTCTTTTAGTTTGATAAGAGGTACTTTAGCACTTGTATATTCTAAAGTACTACTATCAATCTTACTTTTTAATACAACTATTTTATCTCGCTCTGTACCACTAAGTAACAAATTTAGTGCATCTAGTTTTGAGTATTTTTCAGCTACAAAAGGTGCTACATCAACAATTTCATATTGTGTTAAGGAACTTATAGTTTTCTCTAAGTCAGAAGCTTGTTGTTGTAGAAACATTAAGTGTTTTGTGTTATCTTTCCTCTCACTTTTTAACTCTCTAAATAAGAAATTTAAAATGTCCACATCAAAGAACTTATGTAGTATGTTGTTTGTATCTGCTAAATCGAATACAGAGTTCATTGAGGATTGGGATAAGTATGTTAAAGATATAAATGTACTGTAATCTAACCCTATAATAGATTGAATAAGTGCTAGTTGGTTTTTAATACCTTTTGGGGTTATGTCTATTCCGTTACGGGATAAATAAATATTATTTCTCCCTCTATCATTCTCTATTTTGTAATTTACACTATTTACTTCTAGTAGCAGTGTAATTTTATATGGTTGATTGGTAACCTTATTGTAGGTATCCTCTATAACCCCATCAGCTTTTATACTTTTATTGTATAAACATTGAGCAATAGCAGAACACAAGCTTGTCTTCCCTTGCCCATTAGCACCTGATAATTTATGTAGCCCATTAACTAAATCATAGGTAATATAACCTATAGAGTAGTAATTCTCGATTATTAACGTTTTAAATAAAACCATCAAGTACCCTTATACCTAGACATAACATCCACTAACACACCATCACCGATGTCCATTATCTTTTCAGACAGCCCAAACATTTCCTTTGTGTGTTCTTTAAGTGTATCAAGTACACTAATCTTCCCATCTACTATAGTAACTTGTTCTGTTGTTTCTTGACTTATAATATTCTTTTCGTATACTACATTAAATCTAGGTAACTCAAGTGCTTGAAGCTCTTCAATACTGCCTACCACCTTTATCTTAAATTTATCAGTGTTATTAAGCTTAAGCTTATGTAATTCAGAGGCTTTACACTCTAGTTTGAGCCTATTAGGTAGGTTAAGTTCTCGGTATTCAACCCCTAAAGTATCTGTACATACTATAAAGTACCCGTGAGATACATTTGTGGTGTACTTAAGCCCATAAGGCGTACCAGAGTACCTAAAGTTATCATGAGGTGCATATGGATAGTGAATATCCCCGGATATAACTAAATCAAACTTTTCTGATAATATTTTAGTGGGGAACTCTTCTTTTATGTAGGGAGGAACTGTGCAACGAATATGTGTAAATAGTATAGTTTTTTTGTCTTTTAAGTTATGTATAACTTCAAATAAACTTTTTAGATTCTTATGCCCACATAATACAACGTGTGTCTTTCCTACTTCTATAATTTCTTTGTCACAATAAGTGTACCCAACCTCTGGAATGTAGTCATAGGTATACAAACGCTTATCTATCGCTTCATGGTTACCTGAAATGATTTTCACAGGTACAGTAAATTTAGCAATGCTCTCGTAGAAGAGTTTAAGCTCTGGTAATGTTGGTTTAGGGTTATCAAAAATATCCCCACCTAGTACAACTAGGTCCACTTGTTGTTGTGCTAAAATATCAAACAACATAGAGAACCTATCTGCCTCCCACACCTCGTCTTTTGAAAGGTTTAGGTGTATGTCTGCTACAAATAAAATTTTAATTATGCCCCCCTTGTACAGATAATATGAATTTTACCAATTAACTATGTGAATATAGCTTAAAGTTTCTTTAAGGCACACCATTACTGCCCAAATGGTTTTAGGCACTGACGCATCACGACCCTCGTCTTAGGTTGTTAAAGTTACCTATAACTTCTTATAGTCCACTTGTGTGCCTTAAAGAAACTTTAAGGGAACGTAATCCCTTAAAGTCACCCAATGACTACACTACGTAATACTGGGATTTCTTGTATTGTTGCAACTATATTATTTTGTTTCATATACTCCATAGCGTCTTCTATAAAGTAGAAGATATATGTAATACCCTCTACGCCCTCTAAACAATACATTGTAGTAGCTACGCTAAATTCTCTAACCATTAGTCAAACTTTATATCATCATCATCATCTGTTACGTAGTCTTTAGGCGCACTAGAACCAGCTTTTGGTGTACCCCCAGAGTTTACAGATGCTACCCAATCATTATATGCTTTTATGTATTGTGGTGTAGTTGTTGTACTGTCACTAAGTTCTTTCATAGAACGTAAAGTACCTACAAACGTATCAGGGTTTACTGTAAAGTAAACAGTAGACCCATTTTTCTGTCTGTCTAGTGTTAGGCTCATAGTGTATAGAATACTACCGTTTTTAGGTAGTGTTTTTCTTTTCTGGTTAAAGGTGTACATAAACGCACCCTTGGAGTACAAGATATAAGGTTTAGGTGTTGGAGATAATTCACTCCATGCGAGAACCAACATAATCTCTTGTAGTTTGATTTTATCATCTACATCATCTTTTTTAAGCTCTGCAACAGATACACCACTTGATAAATCAAATGCGGAGCTTCTATGTGTTAGGGGAAAAATATTAGAACTTACTACAGATTTTTGAGTAGTGCTATCATACTTAGAGTACTGAAAATCACTTGCTAATACAATAAGATTAATAGTACCCCCGAGTACTGTAACCCCTGTTACGTTACCTTTATCGTCTTTCTGAATATCAGAAATCCACTCACCAAAATTAGCTAATTCCATGTCTCTATCATAGTTAATTTTAAGTGCTGGAAATGGTAAGCTTGAGCCACCACCACCTTTATTCGCCCCAACTAGTGTTTGTGCATCTGCTTGTGAGAAACCAATAGCCATAAGTCCTTCGACTGATAACTCTACTGCTACATCTGTACTTTTATCTTTTGCCATTTTTAAATCCTTTTAAATAATTTTTATGTTTTTGTAAATGCGTTTTAAGTAGTTTTTAAAAATCTTTATGTCACCTAAACCTCCTAAAGTTTTTATAATAGTATTATACCACAAGTTACCTTAAAATCTTCTTAAATTTCGTAAGATTCCTGTAAAACTCTCAACTCTTTTATAATTTCTTCTTTGGTGTTACTAATTTCTTTAAGTATTCTTTTAGAATCATCTGAAGTTATCCCCAGGTCTGCTGCTCGTAGCAATGCAGCCTCCCAAGTACCATAATACCTATGCTCAGAAAACACCTCCTCGCCTGTATCTTTATGTATATCTACTTTACTAAGCACTATATTTCGCTCATCCCCTCTACGTATATCATACTTTTTAACTCTCATAAAACCTCCGTAATTGTTGGGTAATGTGATACATCATTACCTAGTATAATAGCCCCTAAAGGCACCTTACTACAAAAGTAAACTTGTACCCCCATCAAGGAGACTATATCATCCTTTTTAAACTTAGTATTAAAATAAGTTTCTGCACATTTCTCAAATTCCTTTTTAGCACCTTTATATAAAATACAGTACTCAGGGAATACGGAGTTTTTAACTTTGTAGTCTGTAAAATGTGCCATAAGGTTATTTAACATTATAAAATCCTTTAGTGCTTTCAGATACTATAATACCCTTTGAAAATACTTCAAAACATATAGCATTAAACTCCTCTTCATCAAATAGTACTCTTTTAGCGTTTACTTGTTCTTTAAGTAACTCTTGGTCTTCCAAAGTTAAGTCAGTAAACACAAAAGGTTTATTGAGCTTGTAGTTAAATTCATACAGTTCTTGTACATTCGTACAGGGATAGTCCTCAGGTAGCTTAAACTTACCTTTGTCTACTAAGTCTTGTAGTACTTCTACAACTGTCCTAACGTAGTCCCCATGTTCTTGGAAAATCTTCTTAATCTTTATGCCAGTCTTGGTGTCCTTAATCTCCCCTAGCCCTTGTAGTCCTTTTATGTTATCTTTAGTGTCACCAGAGATACATTTAGATAAAAATAATTGGTGGGGGGTTGCACCCTTCTTTCTAAAAACCATACCAGCATCAAGTACCTGATACTTTGTAGTGATTTGAAATAAATTTGGGGTTTCTAAAAGTGCTGAAAAGTCACCATCGTTACTTGCAATATACACAGTATACCCAAGAGTTATAAACTTATCAGCTAGTACCTCAATCATAGTATCTGCTTCTGTATTTTGGATGCTTATATTAGTTCCAAAAAACTTAGTGATTTCTTTAAGTGCGTTGTACTCTTCAGAGAACTTTTTGTACTTAGCTTTCTCTGCATCTGTTTGTTTAGCCCTAAGTGTTGTTCGGTTTTCTTTATACTCTGGGTATATTGCCTTGTGGTACTTGCTAGTATATGTATCATAGCACCAATAAATACGACTAAAGTTACCTATAGGTATTTGTGCAATATCATCAAGTATATTAAGTATTGGTTGTCCTCTATGGTAGCACATGTAACACCATAGCCGTATATCTACTAAAAGTACGGATTTCATAGTAATTCCTTTGTATAATACTCGTTAATATCTTTAGCCTCAGACCCATAGAAGCCCCCCAAAGGGGCATAAGACCTACCTAAAGTAACTTTTAAATCTTCAATACCTTTTAATGCTTTAAACAGCGCTAACTCTGCAACTTGACCTGGAGTATCTTTATCCATACAAAGTACCACCTCTTCTACTCCACAAGATAAAAGTTTAGCTATTTTTGTAGAAGTAAAATGGTTTGCTACCCCAAAATTACATACACTAGGGATACCCATTTGCCATAACGTAATACAGTCTATAATACCTTCTACAAGTACTACAGTATTACTTTTAGTAGCTTTAAGTACATCAAGTGGGTATAGAGTCTCTCTGTTATTAAACCCTTTTGAGTGTAAGTATTTTGTACTACACTCAAAGTTAGCTCTAGTTGTAAAACCCACAACTACATTATTTTCATAGAAGGGGAATACAACCCTGTCTGTATATTTCCCGGTATTACATGTAAACATACCAAAAGTACTTAAAGTTTCTTCTGATAGCCCTCTATAACCAGGAACTACACCCCCGTCATTAACAGGCAATCCAGACTCTTGTAAGCCAATTTCTTGTTTCTTTAAAGAGTCTTTTAATAGCTTATATTTAGAGGCTCTATTTATCTGCTCTAAAGCTTCCTCATCAAGTACCCCATCTACCCAGTATTCTTTATGTAACGTAAACCCACAGGTAAAACACTTTGAGTACCCTGTATCAGTATTAACAGACATTGATGGTGTGGAGTCGTTATGAGAAGGGTTTAGGCATTGACAAAGTAAGTAATGAGTGCCTGTTCTCTTCCAAGCTACATTAAGTAGCTCAAGTTTATTTAAAATATGTTGAGTAAACATTACATAACCAAGCCCGTTGCATGAAACTTCATATGCTCAAAGTCTGTTTGAAGGACATACGTCTTCTTTTGCGAGTGCCTTGACTTTATGGTAAACATCCTAGCTAAGTTATTCTTAGCCTCATCTTCATTTTGGTGTAAGTGAAACCATAAAGACGCAGTAAAATTCAACTCTTGGGCACCTCTTGCAGTTACATTGACATTACCGTTCTTCTCAGTAACCTCATTAATTTGAATAGGCGTAAGAATACAAATACCTAACTCAAGGGTTAATCTGTGTAAGTCTTTTACAAACTTACTAAGGAACTTCCACTGCTCATCGTAGTTCTCATTTTCAACAATCTGTAAGTAATCTATAACTACTAGTTGTAGCCCAGAGGTATGTTCATCTCTAATTAAATCCATAATTCTTTGAGCATCTACACCACAATTTACCATCTTAAACTTATTAGGTCTTGAAAATATTTCAGATTTCTTAGTGTTATAGTAAGTTACCTCACGTTCATTTAGGTCTGTATAAATGTCTTGGAATGGTACATGTAATTCACATGATAGCATTCTAGCCATTGCCTCATTTTGAGATAACTCTAGGTTGAGGTAAAGCACATCATTACCTTGCTTGTAACTGTGTAACGCTTGGTTCATAGCCATCACAGACTTACCACAGTTACCTGTTATAAATATACTATTGTTTCTACGAGCTACAAAGAAACTTGATGGTACCTCAAAACAGTACATAAAACCATCTATAGGTATGAACTCGCTTACTGTTAGGTTTGAGGTAGTTCTCCCCATGAATGAGGTACCAAGTACCTCGTAACTTATAGACTTCCTAATATACTCTTTTCCACCAGTCATGTACCTCTGCCCAACCCTATCATCTACGCAAATAGTAGCTATACGGTTACGTGTAGTAGTAAAAGCGTATTGTATAAAGTCCGTATTCCTTTTATCCGTAGAGTAAAACGACACACTGTCATTACCCCTATGGTCAAAACTACCGCCCCAATAAGGAACTTCATCTACAATAACTGCTAATTGCTCAGGTGTAGCACACCAAAAACTATCGAAACTTTTGGTTATGATAGGTACTGTAAAATTATAGGTATGGTACCCCTCTGTTGCACCCACAACCTTTCTATACTGTATCCCTGCCACTTGCAGTAATCTCTCTAATCTTTCTTTTTTTGCATTTTTCTTAAGATTTACCCCACCCCACCCAGTTTTCATTGATGTTATTGGTATATGTCCATCAGCTATAAACGCCACCATTACACGTATCTGTGCGTCTGTAAGTGGTATCCCCTCTGTATTACTAGGTACACTAAACATTGTAGGTAGGTTAACATGGAAGGGTCTAGTCCTTACAGCGTCTGCAAATTCTTTACCTGTTTTAATTAATAGGTTTTCTCTAGCAACATAAGGAACTCTATGTTCCTCAGATACTACCATATCTACCCACTTACTCTTAAAGTGGTACATCTTATCATAAGGTAACTTAATGTATCTCGTAGGCTCTACAAATTCTGTAGCACCACCTTCTGACCACTGTAACACTTCATCCCCTACTGTGTAGTCTGAGAATTTCTTCCACCCACTACGAGTTAAATACTCAGTATCTTTATCCACACACCCAGACTTAGCCGAGATTAAAGTAACCCCCTGTAACTTATTTGTTACATCAGAGATACAAGAGTCTAACATCATAATGTTATCTATAGAAAACTCAGCCTCATTAGCGTTCACAACCCTATGCTCAACATCACTTGTAGAAACTAAAAGTTCCTTAAGTAGTCCTCTAGTTTTTACTAAATCTCTGTCCGCTACAAGCCCTACAAGCTCCTCTATCTTACTATCTAGTAGTTTGATACCTCTATCTTCTTTAAGACCATCTAGAACTGCGTCAGGAGACTCAGTGACACCTTCAGGTAACCCCCCAACATAACCACAGTATATTTTAGCTTTCTCAGGTTCAATTTGTGTGTTTATAGTTGCTTGGATAACCTCAATAGACGGTAATGAACTATACCTTTCTTGGTATGCTTTTATGAGCTTATATATAAATCTGGGGTTTCTTGAAGTAAACATCTCCACGGTTAGGTCTGTAATTTTTAATTTACCTTCAATTACAGAAGCTATTGCAAGTTTCTCAAAGTTTATCACGAAACCCCCTCATATAGTTTTCTAATCTTGCTATATGTATATTTAAAATATAGCTTGCACGCTCTTGTGAGATAAGTTGCTCAGGCTGTACCTGAATAGAAGAGCCTGTAGGTATATCGTTCTTGAAACAACTCTCTACAACTACTATATCCTTGTTTTCAGTCTCTCTAACTAAGATAGGCATAAAATTTTCTACTGTTTCTTTGATGAACCATAAAGGGGTATCAGATACTTCAACTACGTCTTGTTCCATTAAAATCCTTTCAATTTCGATAGTATACCACAAGCCACCTTAAAGTTCTCTTAAACTGTAAAAGATTTTACTTTACAACCTAAAGCTTCTAATGGGTACCCGTGAGGATTTAAAAGTAGCTGAGTGTCTCCATAAGTATATTCAGCTGTATTATGTTGATGCCCGTATACCCAAAATTTGGGCTTTGTACTTAGTATTTCTTTTCTAAAATCCATTTGGTAAAAGGTATTGACTCTATCCCCTGCATGAGTACTCTTAACATACTCATCACCAATTACAGGGCAAATATGTGTCATAACAACATCAGGAGACTGTTCTAGTACTCTCCTAACTTTATCGTGTTCTAGTTTTGTGAGCCATGTATAGTTGTGCCTAGTAGGGAGTATATACCTATAATCATTCATACACATAGACCAAAACTCGTGTAATTTTTTAGTTAAACCACTTTCAGGGCTTATAAATGGTTGGATACACTCAGTGTCATATACTGTGTCGTACCAACCCATAGTACCCCCAAGTTTTACCCCCTCTACCTCTACTACATCCCCATCTAATAAAATAACATCTTGTTCTTTATCGTTCCCCATTAACCAGTTTTTGACATAATTTATTTTATTCATAGAGTCTAGGTTAAAAGTTTGTTGTAATTTTTTAGAGGGTAGCCATAAATCATGGTTCCCAAAAACCCAAAATATCTTCTTGTATTTATAAACTTTTATAATCATTTTAAGAAACTCAAAGGCTCTATCAGGATACTCTGAAATATCCCCAGCTACCAAAAGGTAGTCTGAGGATTTTGTAGCAAATACTTTATTAAAGTTATGTGCTATTGCTCTTTCAGATAGTGTAGTCTCTGCTGAGAATAAAAAGTTAATATGTAAATCACTTATATAATCAAATGTCATCGTTAGTTTCCTTCATAATCTCTAACCAGTTTGGTTTGTAGAACTTCTGTACAAATTTCTTTTTATGGGGTACAACACAGTTAGAACAATCTAAATGCCACTCACCATTACTCTTAAAAACCATAGAATCCTTTGAGTATGTACTACACATAGATTTTATTAAGTCTATAGTAATACTTATACCCACCCCAGTATCTGAACACCTAAAGTATGGACAACCACACATATAACAATTTAAATCGTCCATATCATGGCACTTTAAATTATCTTTGTATAAAAGACAAAAGTCTGGTTCTGCATAAACCATATTAGTATAGTCAAAATAGTCAATAATATCTGCTTGTGTGTACCTGTTAGCTACAAGCTTATTTATTATTGCTTTGTGTTTAGCTCCGTGGTCTTCAAGCCACTCTAAGTAAGTCATTTAAAACCTCCATATAATCTAAAGTATTATTATGGTTGGGGATACTTTGTAAGTCCTTCCAACTTTTTCCAATCTCTAAAGATGCCTCGTTGGGCACAATTACACCAGTATACGGCAAACACATAAATTTGATAAGATGTGTATTTACAAACTCTAAAACAGCAGGTGTTGGTCTAACCATAAGGTATATACTATCGTGAATAGTAGCATTAATCTTAACATCTTTTATAAGACCGCTACTCTCAATAAGTTCTTGAAGATATCTCACAGCTTGTACAGTAAGCATTGCAGAACTTTGAATTCTCATATTTCCTAAAGTTCTACCCATTTTGGATGCAGCTTCTCTATCTTCTGCACGAATATTAGGACATCTTAGCTTTAATCCAAAGAAACCTTGGACATACCCTTGTGTCTCTGCGAGATGCAAAGTCTCCTCAGCAAACTCTGACAACTCTGGGTATAGTGCTTTATACGCCTCAACAATACCTTCTGCTTTACTCTTAGAGCATTTTAAAGCATGCATAACTGGCTTATAAGTGCCCCCATAAGCCATTGCAAACGTAGGAGCCTTTGACTCTTGCCTTAGGTCTGGGGCTAAATCTTTCACAGAGTTAACAGATGTTGGGTCATCCATATTAATCACAATACCCCTATCCTCTAAGATACTTTTGAAGTATGCTGCAGCTCTAAAACTATGACCATCTATTTTAGCTTCGTACTCATAAATCTTTGATTTACAGTTAGAAATACTAGCCATCACTCTATCCTCCAAACTTGCTAAGTCTGCAGTCGCAACTATAAACCCCGCATCAGGTACAATACAGCTTTTTATAAGTTTTGCATACTTTGAGCCTGTTGAGGGGAGGTTCATTAAGTTTGGGGAGTCACTTGAAATTCTTCCAGAAACTAAACCAAATAACTTATAGTTCCCAAATAACTTAAAGTTGCCCAACCCGTCATCAATACCTAATTCCTTAAAGGCGTTTAAGAAGGTATTGCGGATAATTGAAGCTTGCCCTACATCTGAAAGCATTTGTAAAATTTCATTTGTTGTACCACTAGTAGAGGTTAAAAGTTCGTTCAGTACCTCTTTATCTGTAGAAGGCTCCCCAGTTTTTGTAAGTTTGTCAATGTACAGCCCTAATACGTCTACTAATAAGATACGCTTATGCTGTGTACTACTTGGGTTAAACCCCTCATTGAATTCTTCAAGAGTTTTCTGTTTTTTATGTGTAGAATTATATGTATTTTGGGCTTTCTTATTTAACTCTAAGATTACTTCTTTTACTTGGGGAAACTCTTGTAACGCTTTAATATCAGATGCAATTAACGCATCCAACTCATCATAAGCATCATAAACTTTCTTCTTATCTAAGGTAAGCCCCTGCATCTTAAGTTTTAACATAGCTACCATAGATGGTCGGTAGTAGCTATTATATAACTCTAACTGTCCTTCCTCTTCTAAGAGCTTAAGATATTTATTATATAGATACATAGTAGCACAAGTATCCACACCATTGTATTCACATACTTTATTAATATCCATGTACTCAAGTTTACTTTGGTCTACATCAGCATCCCAATCACCAAATTTAGAGTAGGCTAGTTCTTTTAATCCTAGGGATGGGCGGTCTGTACTATTCAGACACAGATACGCCATAATAATAGTATCATCGATATCCATGCTATTAATACCCTCAACCATACCCACAGTATCCCCAAGGTTACTCATAAATAGTTTATAAACTAAAAAAGGTATATCAAATACAGCGTTGTGAAAAATACACTTGCCTTTGTAAGCTTTAAAGAAGTTTTTAAGTAGTGCAAAACACTTTAAGTCATCTTTAAGTATCGGTAAAGCTATTACTGTAGCTTCTTCCTCAGATGGACTAAAAGAGCACGTTAATAGCTTTCCTCTTTCCCAACGTAATGAATTAGTCTCAATGTCTATTGTAAGTTTATCTAAGTCTTTATATTTCATAAGAGCTTCTTTAGCCTCTTTAAAATCTTTAGGGATTATGTAGCTGATACTATCTGTAGCCCCTGAAAGATTATCAATGTACTCCCCGCTCAATACGTCACTTACACAACTTAAAGACCTTTGAAGTAACTTATTTTTATTTGGGGCAAATTTAAGTACTGCGTAGTTTATAGTAGGAATATAAGTGTACCCATCTTTAACCTCAGCGTACCCAATACGCTTTTCTAACTCATAAGCTTTTTGTAACCCTAAGAAATTTCTAAGTAACTCAGGAATAGAAGTGACGATTACTAAAATCCCATTTAACTCACAGTAGTTCTTAATTTCATCATCAATAGTTTTAAAAACATCATGTGACATTCTTCCCTTTTCGGGAACTTTTATAGTCACCATATGTATATCAGTACCATAAGAGCCTAAAGGTTGTAGGTATTTTAGAAATACAGTTCTAATGTCGTGTTGCATCTCTGGCAACACTAAAAGTACCTTTGGGTGTTTGTTATTTAGGTTGATGGTTACTAGGTTCAATTGCACTCCTTTAAAATTGTTTCAAGTGTGTCAGGCTTCTCTTTATCTATTCTTATTTCTTTAAACCTAGGTAGGAATAGAAAGTTTTGTCCGTATTTATCTTTTTGTACTTCGTTGTATAATACCTCAATGCACTTACCATTCATAGAAGCTTTCCAAAATATCTCCCTATCCTCATCAGTAAAACCACCACCTACATTAACGGTAAGCTCTTCACATAAACTCTGACAAACTAAACCACCTAAGGAGTTTCCGTTTTTATGCTCGTACTTATCTATAACACTAAGCGTGCAAGAATTAATAGCTTTTAACTTAAGCCAATTCTGAGACCTTTTAGGCTCATAAAGAGACATTGGGTCTTTTATAATAATACCCTCTTCCCCGTGAGCCCTATAGGCTTTATAAATCTTAAGTACTTCATCAGTAGTAGATGTTTCAATAGTATCTGCTACCTGTATACGTTTTAATTTATTACTAAGTACCATAGCCCCCAAATTTAGTAATCTCTCTTTACAAGGTACAGTAAACTTTCCCATTTTATACTCTATAAGAGGTAGTAAATCAAAAGCCTTAAATACTAAAAGCGCATCAGTAATCTCTTTATTGCCTTTTATAAGAGAGTTACATATACCAGAGGTAGAAGTCCTTGTAGTTGATATAAGCTCCCCATCTAGTACAAAATCACTTTGTATCTTTGATAACTCTTTAGTTATATTTAGTAGTGGTATAGGGTTACCGTTCCTTGAGAAACAGTTAATACTTAGCCCATCTTTTATAATAAGACAACGGTAACCATCATACTTTTTCTGTACTAAAAGAGGCTTATCTAAATCTTGAGTTTCATAGGGGTCGCAAGTCATAACTGCAAATTGTGGGATAAAGTCCTCTTCAAAAGCTTTGTTAATATTCTTTGCTTGCATCCCAATTCTTAAGTCTTTTCTGAGAATATCGTAGTATATAGACTGTTGGGGTTGGTTGCAACTCTCTAAAAAACTTACAACTTCTTCACGTATCTTGTTGTTTACAGAAGTTAACATAAGCATCTTTAAGATATTGCAAAATTCATAATGTTTCTTATAAAAATACCCAGTAACCTCAGATTTCTTGAAGTCTAGTGACTTAATACCATAAACATTAAAAGTGTTAAAAGCACAATAAAGTAACGTCCTAACACCTTGAGAATCATTCTCTCTTAATATCTGAATTTTATCATTTGTTTTAGTTACTTTTGAAATCTCTATAATAGTTGCAATTTCATTTAAACACGAACTCATTTATCCTCCTTTATGTCTACATAAATATACTTAAACTTTCTTCTTTTTGGATAAGGTAACACTGGCACCTTAAGAACTTTAAGAACCCTAATGTTTAATAGAAGGGACTTTGAGTCCCCTCCGTTAAGCACTAAACACTTTATACTTTCCAAGTATATCGAATAGTTGGTAATTCCTCAAATACTCAAGGAAACTGCAAGAATCATTCATACTAAAACACAGGACATGCGCCACCGGCACACTCTTGAGTCTCCATTTCATTATCTTTAGAGTCTTTAATTCCACTAAAGTTTACTGGTTGTATATTCTTAGTATACTCCTCGTATGCCTCCTTAGTACAAACCTCTTGTGGTAGGTACAGGTACCCCAAATCCATTGCTGTCTTCGTAGCATCCATACGGTATAAGAAACTTACCCCTACATAATGTTCCCAATTAGCAAGAAGCCAATCAATAATACCAGGAACCTCATCAGGACTATAAGAAATTGTATTAGACACATTTTGTTGACACCAATGCACCTGATATTTCTTATACCTCTCCAACTGTGTTATAGCAGATTCTAGGTTAACCTCGATAACATCACCATTTGGTTTTACAACTTTATCAAACTCTACATGCTCCCACTTAATAGGAAACTTCACTATAGTGCCTTCTGTGGGTTGGTTGGGGTTATCTCTTACTTCATACCCAGCATCTTTAAGCCTCGGAAGTATTGGGTCATTCTTACCAAAATTTATGTAATTCATAATATACTTCGCAAGGGGCTTGTGTACCCCCTCTGTTGTCATCATGACTTTAGATAATGTACCGCTTGGTTTTATTGTAGTGACATTTTTGGGTCTCTGCATGTTTAACTCATCAGCCATAGTATACGCCGACATTGTTGCAACTCTTTGCATTACTTGGAGGTCATACTCGGATAAGTCATCCCTTTGGGCAATGCCTGTTAGTCCAACACCACATAAGCGCAAAAACTCGTTATTAAGATGCCATGCCTCCTGTAGTACCTCATCTTTAAGGTTTACACATGTTTGTCTATAGTTAGCTCGTGCAGCTAGCTCAAGAGCCCTGTGCAACCCAACGGTATCCCCCCGGAACTTTGCAACATCAACTTCTTGAAGATTACAAAAAGTTTTATTGCCTAAAAGTATCTCACAGCACGGATTACTCCCTTGAAACCAAGGGGCTCTTTTCTTTGCTGTTTCGCCATTAACGACATATTAGTCCAGTACTTTCGTACTGGTATGGACTATCTCTTCGTTAGTGTTACTAACGTCTACTGTTTCCACTGTCTTACCAATAAACAGCGTACTTCCCTACAAAGGGAATAGTCTCTACACCTTCAAGTAACATGTATATACAATGTTACTCGCTTGGTTCGGGATTAGCATATCATTAACTATGCCTGGTTTTATTAATTATACCCGGTTATAGCTTAATTATGAATTAGCGTTCCCCGATGCTATTACGCTATGTTTTCTAGTGCGTAATAACATGCTTGGTTAGCATTAAATAGATAAGAGCCCGATGTTGACCCTGGTTCTGAACCGCCTGCTTCTTGCATTAACATAAATATATGTTCAAGTTCCTGCTTAGTAGGTCTCTTCTCAAAAATAAGACTATTGTTAGACTGACCTCTTTGTATGTTATCTACCCAAAAGTCCCTCTTGGCAACACTAAACTCTTTCCACTCTGGTTGCCCATACTCAAATAACGCAATTTGGGCACTTCTGCGACTAGATAGGATTGTACCAAGCCAATTAACAACATCTAGGATATCTATACGTGTTAGAAGTTGCCCAGAACGCCTACTCATAATCTTAGCAATAGCCTCATATGCTACTGAAATTGCTTGGTCTCCAGAACTAATCCACCCATACCCCTTAAGCCTAGCACCAGCAGGACGTAACTCTGAAAAATTAAACACTAATTTTTTAGCGTCATACTTACCTGCAAGTAATTTTCCTATACTTTTAGCCCAAGCCTCTGCAGAGTCCCCAACACGTATTGTCCAAACACCATCTATAAAAGTTTCTAGGTTTTCTTCACAACCACCCTTCTCGGTCCTAGTAGTTCTAATAACTTCTATGTCCTTTATTGGTTTAAAGAACCCGTTAAGTGTCCCTACTATTGGTCGGAAACCAACACCACAACCCTGCATTAACAACCATAGCACATCTACAACATCATATACAGTTTCTACATTTGTATAGCTACAGTTAAACTGTGAAGCCTCTCTTCTTTTAGCTACATCTGTATTTCCTAACCACAAAGTCCTACCACTAGCAGAAACCTTCCTATCAAGCATAGTTTGTTTATACTCTTCAAGTTCTGCTTTTTCTTTTTGTGAAAGTTTGTTGCCTTTTGCTCGCTCCCATAACCATTGTTGGTGCTGTTTTACTCTCTCGCATATTGCACCCCAATCTTCAAATTGTGTCTCATCTTCATCTAGTGGTCTTGCATACGTTCTACGTACTACCACATCTGCTCTTGTTACCAACCTTAATCTCCTTTTAAAATTACTAAAAATGTCCCATCATCTCGTAATGTTGCCCCTAATATTTTGGATGACTCAAAAATATTCAAATCTTTTATACCATCTAGTATAACCATCAGGAATCCTTCAGCTTAGTGTTATCTTTAATACTACTGTAGCCATCAGCATCTAAAGGTAGTGTAACTACCCCTACTGTTGCTCTAAGTAAACTTTCAAACATTTAAAACCTCCATAATTAAATCTTTAGGTAAGAAATTACAGCTCATCATACCAATTCCTTTCAAGGTACCCCATACCTACCATTATAAGTATTAGGGAAATACTTATAATACAAGCTACATATGCTTCAATCATTTGGTTTTTGTATAAGTTCTTTTAAATTCGTGGGTAGCGTATTAAGCATACAACTAGCTACTTCCTTTATGTGGTAGTGAGCAGATTTGGCAATGCGTAAGTTAAGAAAGTTTTGTAGACTTGTATAGGGGAACCTCACTACCCATTTGTACTGATATGCTTGTGGTAGCATAAGAGACACTATATCATTGGATTTCTTATTATTAATTGCTTCTACAATTATTAATCTCCAATCCTCTAACTTTGTATCTACCTCCGCATCTCCAGTTTTTTCAAAAACAACTTCCCCTTTGTTTAGGGTGTACCTAGAGGATTTACATGCATAAGATGCCTCTCTGTGTCGTGTCATTTCAAGTAGTACTTTTGTAGAGGCAACTATCTCAAATATAAAATCAGTAGCTAACCAAGTACCACAGTATTGTATTGGAGTATTTATTAAACGAACTTCCATATAAACCCCCTACAATGTTTATGTTTTCTGTTTAAGGTGTCAGACAGTTGCCCACAACTTATGTATAATCCTTTACTTTGAAAGGACTCAATACCTTCCTTCAAAGAGGAAAAAGTATGTAACAGCTCACCCTCCATAGAATAACACTGTATTGCTTTCATACCTAATGATTTACCTTTCTTCCATGCAACCTCCCCTAGTACGCTATAACTGGGGTATTCATTCTCTGAATATGAACACCACTCTAGGTTATCTAATAAGTTATTAGTTGTAACCTCATCTTTATGGTTTACTACTTGGTTTGTAAATTCGGGTACAAAACTTTCCATCATAGCTCTATGTTGACTTTTATGCTTCTTACCTAGTATATACTCTGGGTACCCGTGTGGATTTATAAAAGGCTTTATAAGTTTAGGACACATAAGTTTATAAATATGATGATTTACACGAAATACCTGACTTTGTTGTGTAATTACATAATCAGAGTCTCCTATTTGTTTGTATTGCACAAGATACAACATATTTTCGGGTAATAAAGACAATAATACCCTAGGAAGTGGTTTAAAACATAAAATCCTTGCATTTATAGATAGTAAAACCTTTTTATCAGTAACCCATGTAACTACAATATGGGTATCTATACTTGCTACCCCATTTATTAAGTTACGTAAATGTTTTTTACCACCCTCTATTAATGTAATTTCATAAATAAAGGTAGTAAACTCTAAAACGCTAGAGTGTTTTAGTGTCAAAGCGACTTTCTCTATTCTTCTAATTTTATCCTCTTGGGTGCAATATGGTCCTTTATCATAACACTCCCCAATAGCTATATCTGTATACATATCTGTAGGGGTATTAATAAGTGCGATATCTAACACATATTGTTTATTTGTAATAGTAGTTTTATTCTCCAATTTTATCCTTTACTGCGTAAATAACATCTAAGTAACGTCTAGGTGTGGTATGCATAAGGGAGGATACTAAGTTTTGTAGTTGAGTATCTCCACTTATAGTGGAAATGTTTAGTATATACATTAATGTTTGTAATGAGAAAGTACACACCCCCTCCTCACAATACTCACTACTGTCCTCTTTATTGAGGGGAGCACTTACATTACAAAAATAACCACTTTTTAGTAACATTATTACATTTCTTGGTATGTCCTTTATGTAGTAGGATAGTTGAATGTGCTCTAAGACTGAGTGGTGAAAGTGGACGTGGGCTAATTTATATAGGAGGTCAGACGAGAGAATATCCTCGTCTTTCGTAGTGTGTATGAAGTGCTCTGGGTTTTGCTTAAAAAACTTTATAACAGAGTTCTCGCTTGACTCAAAACTATCATAACAAACCCTCCCACCAATTTCAGCTACTGCGAGTGGTGTACAATAAAGCAAGGTGGCTTTAGGAGTCTTGTGTGCAACAATCACTATCAGTCACCTGTACTTCCGTTTTATATATATTGTGTGAAACCTCTAAAGCATCCTCAATGTTTGCTAAAGCAGCAACAAGCCCAGCACGTATAGTAGCATCCCCAAATGTACAAGCACGTAAGAAACTTACAAAATTATCACAGTAGTCGTGTGCTGTACAATCCTCAGAGAACTCAATACACAATTTTTGCCCATAGGCATCTTGAATAAAAATAACCATTTGTTTCCTTTAAATTTTAGTAGTGTTATAAATGTTATACGAAATTTTTTCTAACTTTTCGCACGTTTTCTAATAGGAGTCCAATTTTTTAATCTATTTTGTATTTGCTCGTAATCAAAGTAGAAATCAGCACCACTATCCATAGATTCAACCTCAGAATCTGTCAAGAACCCTTGGTATAATTGCTGGATAATATTCCTAAAATACCTATTATCAAACTCAGCTTTTGACATAATATCAGGCTTCTTCATATAACCAGAACCCCCCTGAGAGTATGTGTGGTTCATCATATAGCCTAGTGGACACATACGAATTTCATCACAAGATAGCATCAGCATTGCACCTGCTGAACTAGCAAAAGATACTTGAGCAACTGTGTGGGCTTTAGTTCGCATAAGTGCGTTAAACAACACGAGGAATCCTGTAAAATCCCCACCATCACTTGCAATATCTAAAGTTACTACATCATTTGCTGTAGCTGTATCTAACATATCAACGTGTTCTTTATACTCAGAGGGCATCTCAATGTAATCATACAGCTTAATAGTATAGTGATTACTTAGATACGCTACCCTGAAATTTGGATACGGGGGTTGCTGTTCCTCAACTTGCTCTATTTCCGATTCTCCCATAATACCTCCTATTTAAAAATGTCGTTAACAAACGAGGTTAACTCTGAACGGTAAATATTTTGTAGATTTACATACGAGACTAGGGGATTATTCTTTAAGTGGGGTAAAAGTTTCTTGTACCCCTCACGACCCCTCCAAGCACCATAAGCTTGGTTAACATCTAGTATAAGAACTAACTTACTGCCATTAGCTGTTCGTGTCATTACTTGTTTTAGGGTGTCTACATCTAAAAGCTGACAATTTCCACAAACTACTGCTTTACCCTTCCCCCTAACTAATATATTCCCATCTGGAACTGTAACACAATACACATCCCCCGTGTAGGGCACATTATTAATGTCGTAGTATTGGGTGGTATGTGTATCTTGAGTAAATTGTATAAACACTCTATATACAGTATTAGGAGACTTATTGCCTGGTAATATAGATACCCTACTAGGGTATCCTGCTATAATAGCCACCGCCTGTATAAAGTCTGCTTGGTCTTTACTACATGTTGTATACCCCCCACTAATGGGCTTTTGGGGGTGTATGAGCCCACCCCACTTCATTGCTTCTGCTATAATAGCCTTAGCTTTAGGTTGCGACAGGTTACTTAATGTAAAAGTATCCCATAAATTTCCTTTTTCTTTTGTGTTCTCCCCAAGAATTCCATCAGAACA